ATTCATTACCCGAACACGTCCGGCTATATTCAAGGATGTAATCTATCATGTGCAGGTTTCTACCTTACTTGATATGGGATATCTGACAAAACTAAATTACTATTCAATGAATCCGGTAGGATGGAACGAACTTAACTTGAAAGTAAATACTACCGGTGCCGACTATACCGATAAATCAGTACAAAGAGAGTATGAGCGAATAGACTTTTACAGTTATGTTGTCCATATTGTCCAACGACTACTTAATCCGAAACAAGGTGGAAAACGGAAAGGCATTCTTGTTTTTACCCGGTTCTTGAAAGAGGCAGAGAAGTTGACTTGGTCAATTCCTGGCTGTGCTATCGTTTCGGGCGAAACTCCAAAGAAAGAACGAGAACAAATACTTGAGGCTTTCAAGTCTGGCCGGATACCAGTTGTCGCTAATGTTGGGGTACTCACGACCGGTTTCGATTATCCAGAACTTGATACGGTCGTTATGGCGCGTCCTACGATGTCATTGGCGATGTGGTACCAAATAGTCGGCCGGGCAATTCGTCCGCATTCGTCTAAAGAATCAGGTTGGATTGTTGACCTATGTGGAAATATCAAACGATTTGGGGAAGTGAAAGACCTAAAGTTGGTTGATGGAGGTAATGGTAAATGGGCGGTATATTCAAAAAGCAGACAATTAACTAACGTATATTTTTGATATGGACATACTAAGCATAATTAATCGCCTTCAAGAAAAGAGACGATTGGAAAAGATAACACCGGATCATGTGCCGGAAGTGGAGTTAATGAACACAATCCATGCAGAGGCGAGAAAAGAACTTAATGAGCTTTTTGTTTCTGGTAAGATTGGAATTACTAAGACGCTTAATTCAAAGGCTATTTATATAAAATAGATAAACATGAAAAACTACTTTCCACATGATAGTGATGCAAGAAGCGATGATAAAATTATCGCTTTACGTATAAAGCATAAATGGGAAGGATACGGGTTATACTGGGCGTTGATAGAAAAATTAAGAGAAAGCAAAAATTATACTCTAAAAGCCGATTATAATGTTTTGGCTTTTGATTTACGTGCTGATGCCGCAATTCTAAAAAGTGTAATAAATGACTTCGGGTTATTTGCCTTCACCAATAATGGTGAGTGTTTCTACTCCGAATCTCTAAATACACGTATGCAGCCATTGGACGAAAAAAGAGCAAAACTTTCTGATGCCGGTAAACGAGGAAATGAAAAGAGGTGGAAAAATGGTTCGAATAGGTCTGCGTCTCAATCGCCACCTGATAATAATTCTTTCGCCACCCAATCGCCACCCGATAGCCACCCAATCGCCCAACTATCGCAAGAAGAGATTAGAGAAGAAGTAGATAATAGTAAACCTAAAGAAACCTCTACTAGCGTAGAGGCAAAGAAAGCCGAACAAGCAAAGAAACTTGCCGCAGCTAAAGCCGCTACGCTCAAACGGAGGGATGAATTTTATAATTCTCTGGTTCCTTATGTGGAACGATACGGGAAGGAAATGATCCGGGCTTTCTTTGATTACTGGTCTGAACTCAATAAGTCAGAAACTAAGATGAGATTTGAAACGAATAAAACATGGGAGGTCGCTAAAAGACTTGCTACATGGTTTAATAAGGAAAAATTCAATGGAAAATCAAGTAGCACGATACCAAAGGCCGGATTTGGATCTTTTACCAAGTCTACCGGAAACAAAGCCGCAAGCCGTGAAACTGTGGGCCAATTCGCCAGAGCCGTACTGGAACAGTATAAATCCAAAGACGGCGATTGATGTCTTTAAATCGATCTCGCCTTCTATCGTGGAATTATCGATGACTTATGATGACATCTTCGTAAACTCGCTAATGTACACATGGTTTGAGCAATTCGTGAATTTCTACTCAACTAATGGAACGATGGACCCCGTTCAAATTAAAGATACTATAGATCTTGTTCGTGAAGAATACCCACATTATAAACCGGAGGACTTCAAGCTCTTTTTCAAAATGGCCAAGAAAGGTTATTTCGGACAAGTCTTTGGTCGTATAGACGGCGAGGTCATAATGAATTGGATGGCAAAGTATGACATCCATAGGGACACTCAGGCGCAAAACGAGGCTATTAAAGCAGCTGATGCTTTTCGTCCTCGTGTCCAAGCGAAGGAAAGCATCGGACTAACTTGGGATGAATATCAAAAATGGAAGAAAAATCAAAAAAGCAATGGAAAAAGTAAACGAATTAAGGGATGTCCCTTTGGGCCATTTGGTCAAGATCGGTAGATTATATTATGCTGCGATAGAGTTTCTACCGCAAGGAAATACTAAAGGAAACGTTTGTGTAGGATGCTCCTTTCGTGATGATGGAGGAGGTATAGAAGAGTGCAGGTACTCCAGCGCTTGCATGGCGCACAAGAGGCCAGATGGAGAAAGCGTGATCTTCATAAAGATTGACAGGTCATGACACATACTGAAGCATTATTCAAGACGATCATTCTCTTGCATCACCTTGCGGAATTGCATAAGAAGGATAACGTGGATCTTTACTATATTGACCTGTTTTGTGGGGCAGGTGGAACGTCCACCGGCGTGGAACAGGCGAATATAGGAAGTGGTTCTATTGCGAAGGTTATAGCCTGCGTCAACCACGATAAGAACGCTATCGCCAGCCACATGGCTAACCATCCTTACGCCCTCCATTTCACGGAGGATATGCGTACGCTTGATTTGGCACCGATCGTTAATCTGATCAAGAAGATCAAGTTCCGGAATCCCAATGCGAGGTTTGTGCTATGGGCCTCATTGGAATGTACTAACTTCTCCAAAGCAAAGGGAGGACAGGCGAGAGATCCGGATAGCCGGACATTAGCCGATCATCTTTTCCGGTACATCGAAGAGATCAATCCTGACTTGATACAGATTGAGAATGTGGAAGAATTTATGTGCTGGGGAGACTTGGATGAAAATGGGAAGCCCGTGTCAAAAGACAAGGGACGATTATATCTCCGGTGGGTGAACAAGGTCAAGAAATACGGGTATAAGTTCGATCATCGCATCCTGAACGCCGCCGATTTTGGAGCATATACTTCCCGTAGACGTTTCTTCGGTCAGTTCGCAAAAAAGGATATGCCTATAGTCTGGCCGGAACCAACCCATTGTAAGGAAGGTTCTCAAACCCTATTTGGCGAGTTGAAGAAATGGAAACCTGTAAAAGACGTATTGAATTTAGAGGATGAGGGAACGAGTATATTTAAGCGCAAGAAGCTTCTTTCGCCTAAAACATTTGAGAGGGTTTATGCTGGGCTTATTCGTCACGTTGCCGGAGGAAAAGACAAATGGCTGTTGAAATATAACTCTGTTAATGGGCAAACTGGTAAGCATGTCCCTCCTAGCATGGAAGAACCCTGCCCGACGATCAGTTGTCAAGGAAGGTTAGGCATAGTGAGGACTCATTTCCTATCGAAATACTTTAGCGGACATCCGGAAAGTAAGAATATACCTATTACGGGACCAGCTCATACCATTAAGTGTAAGGACAATCATTCATTGGTAAGTACAAGGTTTCTATGTTCGTACAATTTTAAAGACACAGCCAAAGATATACAAGCTCCATGCCCGACATTACTAACGAAAGACCGGTTATCGCTTGTAACTTCGTTCATCATGAACTACTATTCCGGCGGTGGTCAGCATTCCGATATCAACCATCCCGCTCCGGCTATATTGGCGAACCCTAAACAGCGGCTAGTCTCATGCCAGTTCATGGATCAGCAATTCGGGCAAAGCAAACCGACCGGAACCGACCGCCCATTAGGGGCGATAACAGCCAATCCCAAATATAATCTGGTGAGCTGTCGTCCGTGGGTGATGAATACCAATTTCAACAATGTCGGTAGCGGAGTCAATGAGCCAGCTCCGGTAATAACAGCTAATCGGAAATGGCACTACCTGATGAATCCACAATTTGCATCTTCGGGAAGTTCGATCGATAACCCTTGTTTTACATTGATTGCCCGAATGGACAAGCGACCACCTCACTTGGTTAGTCCCAAGACTGTATCCAATCTTGATGCTGTGCCGGACTTTGTAAAGATGGATGATGCCGGTAATATTTATATTGAGATTTACGAAACAGATATCCCGATCATAGTCAAGATAAAGGAGTTCATGGCCATGTATCAGATAGTGGATATCATGATGCGAATGCTCAAGATTCCCGAGTTGAAACGGATCATGGGATTCCCGGAGAACTACAAGTTGATCGGTACGCAAGCGGAGCAAAAGAAATATATCGGAAACGCCGTCGAAGTCGGCATGGCTAAAGCTTTATGTGAGGCTTTGGCAAGAAAGTTAATCGAATTAAAATCATTAGTGGCATGAGAACACCAATCACATATTATGGAGGCAAGCAAAACTTGTCCGAACGCATTGTATCAATGATGCCTAGGCATAAGATATATTGCGAGCCATTCTTTGGAGGAGGAGCGGTATTTTTTGCGAAGCCTAAAGCAGGGATAGAAGTGATCAATGACAAGAACGACTTGTTGATAAACTTTTTCAAGGTCTGCCAATCTTCCAAATTTAAGGAGCTACGTGAGAGAATCCGGTTATCGCTACATTCCGAGTCTGACTACATTAGGGCTAGGAACATTTATCGAGGACGATCTGAGGTCTCGGATGTAGACAAGGCTTGGGCCGTATGGATCATGGCAAATGAGTGCCACGCCGGCAGCTTGTATGGAGGATGGAAATTCTGTAACGGTACCGCAGGGACACACTTCGGGAAGGTTTTCAGGAATAAGCGTGAGGAGTTCAACGAGAAATTGTACGATCGCCTATCAGAGGTGCAGATTTCCTGTAGGGACGCGTTGAAAGTTATCAAGAACAGGGATAGCGTTGATACGTTATTTTACCTTGATCCTCCTTATCCCGGGGCGGTTCAAGGTCATTATTATGGTTATGGGGAGAATGACCTTGCGGATCTGCTAGATCTTTTGTCTCGGATCAATGGTAAATTTATTCTCAGCAATTACTGGACTGACCCCTTACGCTCCTTTGTCAATGAAAACAAATGGAACCATAAGGAAGTAAAAGTCACCACTCATACGGCCGTTCACTCTCGGATAAGGGAGAGTACGGAGGTTTTGGTTTACAATTACGAGATTGAGAAAACATTATTTTGATATGAGAAACAGGGAATTGATCGCTCTACTCCAAGAGCAAGACCCGGAAGCGGAGGTCATTATACAAACACCCGATGACTATACCTACGATATAGTGGACGTTACGTTTGAGGAACAAATTGAATGCGTGGTTATTCATGAGGGATAAATATGGATAATATCAGTTATCATATATTGGTAGATGGCGATGAAAAATTTGGTGGTAAAACTTATAGAACTGAATGATTATGGATATAGCAGAAATCAAAAGAAGAGTTGATTTGCTTAAAATGGCGAACAATAAGAAATATTGCCTTATACCCGAACTGGCAAAAGAACTGAAAGTGAGCAGGACCGATTTAATGCAATTTATTCTTGACAATCCGAAACTATTTCATACGGATAAGCAGTGGACATACAAAGTGATGCCACGTTCTCAAAAAGTTGTGCCTAATAAAAACTTAGGCTTAGGCATAGAAGAGGTTTATATTTTACCCGAAGATAATTTCAGAACCGGGGAATGGTTGCAAAAACAGATAGTTGAGAAAGCGAAATATATTCATATTTCTGAATTTTGTTACTATGGCGTAGTGGGATATTATGTTAGCATTGATAAAGAAGGTGATTCTAAATATAGAGAATGGCTTTGGCGTAACACTACATCTAAAGTGAAAGAGATTCAATCGCTTGGTGTTCTTCATAAAGATACTTTCTATACGGGCGGTTTTGGCGATAGCTCTGCGCATTCAGTTGATTACGCAATATCACCCTATGGTTTAGAGAAGCTAAAACAAGCCGGCTGGACTTTTAATCAATTAAACCCATTATCAAG